CCAACCGCAACATTATAGTTTGTACTGTCATTGTTTTGTACTTTAAGCGCACGATACCCTACTGCAACAGATCGTGTTCCTGTATCTTCTGTGCTAAGTGCCTCAAAGCCAACAGCTACGTTATCATCACCCGTAGTCAAAGCAGTACCAGCCTCATCGCCCACGACCACGTTGTAGTTACCGCCAGATTCTATCGCGTCACCTGCGTTGACGCCAAGGCGTAGGTTGGATGTACCTGCTGTACTTGTAGATAAACTTGGAACAGAAAGATCAGTAAACGCATCAACCATAGCCGCGCCAGAACCTGCACCATCTGAATAGATAGCCTTAGTTTGTCCCGCTGGGATTGTAATGTTAGCCCCAGACCCTTGAGATATGATGATGTTCTGGGAACCAGAAGTTCCGTTCTCAATAAACCACAGCTTGCTAACCGTGTTCGGCGCTATCGTAATTGTACAAGCAGAGTCCAAAGTTCCTGTGTATTTCAAGAACATTGAGCGTCCGGGGTCCGTTGCCCCATCCGCAATTGTGGTTGTGTGCGTGTCAGCGTTTGTTGTTATGGCTTCTGTGCCAAAAGAAAACGCTTCCGCAATGAGTTCTAAGTTTGTGTTTGTTGTATCGCCCCAAGTACCAGACTGTTCGCCAGTAGCAATTTCTTCTAGTCTTAGGTCATTTACATATGTACTAGCCATGTTTTAAATCCTTACGCTGCAATTTCTGTCCATCCGGGAACTTGAGACGGCGTTACGGTACTATACTCCGGATTTTGATCTGGGACAATACTTCCCCAAACAAGAACCTGACCAACACCACCTGTGGCTGCCACGCCTGTTACAGACACGTCGTTACTTACAGAGATGGTAACCGACCCTACAGAGCCCGTGCCTGCTACACCCGTAGCGTTAATATTTTGATCTGTTGTTGCAGTAATAGACCCTACAGAGCCCGTTGCTGCTACACCTGTAGCATTAATATTTGCGTCCGCTGTTACAGTAACCGAGCCTACAGAACCTGTTCCCGCTACACCCGTAGCGTTAATATTAGCGTCTGCTGTTACAGTGACCGATCCTACAGAGCCCGTGCCCGCTATTCCAGTGACATTAATATTTGCGTCTGCCGTTACAGTGGCAGAACCCACAGAACCTGTTGCTGCTATTCCAGTGGCGTTAATATTTGCATCTGCCGTTACAGTGACAGAACCTACAGAACCTGTTCCCGCTAGTCCAGTAGCAGGGACATTAGCTGTTGCAACAACCGTTACAGAACCTGTTTGCCCCGTCGCGCCTGTGTTTGTAATAGAGTCTTGGCCCCAAGAGAGTTGACCCCACGTTCCTCGACCCCAACCAGAGAGAGGAACGATAATATTAGTCATTAGGCTATCCGAATAATCGCGTTACTTGCGTCTGCTGTAGGAAAAACAACGGTAAATGTTCCATTACTTGCTGTTTTGTCTGCACCAAAATCTAAAACAACTACAGAAGGGTCTCCTGACGCACTGTCATTAAACACTAAAGCTCCACGAGCCGTAAAACTAGCAGAAGACCAAGAGGAATCTGCAAAATCTGTAAGGGCCGTAGTTCCAGAAGTTGAGGGGTCAACTCGTGTCAAAGTATTACCCTTGGCAGAGTATGCACTACCCGCAGTGTTACTAATCTCATTACTTGTAGTGTAAGCAGTGGTAGCTGCGGTAAAAGACGCACTATTCGTGTACAAAGCAAGCTGAAAAGTGCTTCCCCCGCTATTTAAAAAGTTGTGCTTGGCCTCAAGAAGCTCTTTCTTAAAGCTCGTACACATGAAGTTACCTGAAAAGGCCATGTCACAATCTCCTTATGAGTGATGCAAGCTCTGGGTGTCCTGCGTCGGTTAATGCATTATATACAGTAGTTCTGTCATTTTTAACAGCTTCCGTCAAATAAAACTCTATTAACTTAACTATTTGAGCTTTAAAAGCACGGGCCTGCTCTTGTATTGCAGGATGCGCGGTGTTTGAAACAGAAATTATTTTATCCGCGCAACGTTCAGCAATTTCTTCTGGCGTAAAACCACGCCCCTCGGAAGTATGTACTTTTACAGAAAAACTTTCTGAAAGACTCATATCTAAGGCTGGAAGACTCATTGTTTAGGTCTCCTTACTACTCCAGTGCGGTACTCGTCCGTCACCTCTTTTGATTCTCCAAGGCCTTTTAAGCCCATAATTGACTCCATAAATCTTTTTTCGTAGAGAGCCATCATGTCTGCATCACCCTTCATATAAGTATAACCTTCGACCAAACTGCCATATAACATAGCAATAGAGGCGTTTTCACTTAGCCATGTTGTGCCGCTACTTGCCAAACTGGTTAAACTTGCTGGTCTGTAATAGTAATGAAGTTCAACACTATAACCTGAATTTGGCGTGGGCCCTATAATAAAATTATTTATATCAAAAACACCATAGAAACGCGGGTTTCCTGTAGTTGCAGGGTTTGGGTTAAAAGATTGAATAAAATCATTTTCTTTAAAATCTAAAAACACATAATTACTGCTTGAATCTACGAAAGCTAAAGAAAAAGGTGCTAAAAAATCAGTTGGACAAGCTAAAAACTTATTTGAACTAGACATTACTCCCGAAACATTTTTTCTAAAAAGACTTAATTGAACACTTTTTAAAATGCGTTCTTCCGCCTGTTTTATAAATACAGGTAAGTTATTTACAAAAGAAGTTTCCGTATTGTCCGCGTAATCCTGTATTGCTTGTTTTAATTCTGAATATGTAAAACTCATGTTATGGTCACCGTCACTTCTCCTAAACCAGTGGTTCCTCTGGGAACAGGTGTTAGGCTAGGAGCTTCTACTAAAGGAAGCCCAATATAAACGTCAAAAGGTTCAACTCTGTCGGGTCTTGCGTCTTGAAGAGATTCCGGGTCATTAACTTTTCTAAAAGGACCTAGTTGTGGTTGTTTAGGCTCAAACTCATCTGGACCAACAAGAAGACCGTTCCATTCTTTCCGCATATCCTTATACCGATACCGGAAACCAGATCGGTCAGAGATAGCGTAAGAATTTTTTCCAGATGCAAACTTTGCCATTAGTTTGTCCTATAATATTGATAGTTTGGAACAACATTGAAAGAGGACCTATCACGATCTTCTGTAGCAGCACGATCAAATTCTTCTTCGTACATTGCTTTGAGCATTTGAACGCGGTTTGGGGCTCTTTTTAAAGCAATATAGTAAGCTAAACCCGCAGCTAAACAGGGATAAAACCTAAAAGGAAGGTCCATAGTATTAGTGTATATGTCAGCGTCGTCCATTCGTGTCAAAGCATTGTAGTATATTACATCTGTAGAATTATCTGGAACGGGCCAAACGTTTAAAACGGGGGTAAGTTGCCTGTCTAAGAAAAACTGGTTAACCCTTCCCTGCGTTGTTTTATTAGGTATCGTTAAATAACCATCTCTACTTAACCGGGTTAGCGAGTAATCAGTTCCGTCCCGTTGAACAACAACAGACAAAATATCTATAACGTCCGCCCCTAAGTCATAGTTGCCGTCTGCCTGAACTGTTGTAAGAGTTCGTTGTTTTATAGTCCATTGGTTTAGGCCGCGATTAGCCCACTCTGCTAACAAAAGATTAAGAGAACGTTTTGCTGATTTTAAGTCATAACCAGTACGGACTTCTAAACCGCAACGTTCAAAAGCTTCTTCAACGTATTCAGCTACATCTAGTTCAAAATCTTTGCTACTTGAAACAGCCATTTTATTCCTCGTTGTAAAGGTTATCAAAAACCTTGTTAACATCTAGTGTGTAGTCTAACTCAGATTTTGAATAATGTATATGCTGAGAAGGTTTGAAATCTGGAGCGCCTTCTCCTGTTTGAAACCATGCAGGATGTGTTACGCGCACACGGTTATTAGGTAACGCAACAATATTGCCTGTCCATTCTCCTGCATCTAACAGTTGAAGAACGTGATTTTGTTTGTGTTGTGCCGGATCATCAGCAATTTCACTCTCAGTATAATCTACAGTAAATAAATACTTTGCCGGGTGCATTTTACCATCTATTTTAGCCATCCAAGGACATGGAGTGGTCCTATCCATAACATAAACAGAGTTATAATGAGAAGCACAATCCCAAGGTTGTGCATCATATGTTTCCATTGGTTCTGGCCATTCTTCTAAAGGAATGTCTGCAACAAGTGCAGTTATTGGCATACGAGCCCACATAGCTCCACCGTGTACGGTGTCCTCTTTCTCTCCTTCTGCCTCACTTCCAGTAAAAATTACTTGAAAACTTAAAGATCGGTTTGGTATTGTTGTTACACCAATAACCATAGCATGAAGAAATTCGCCGTGATACGCCTCATGGTTATGAGTATATTCACGACGAACCCATGCTTTGAAGTAAGGAATATTGCTATGCAAATAAGCCATGTTTTATTTTTTAACTATCTTATATCCAGCGGGAAGTGAGGCTCTTGCCGCAGCAAGAGTCTTTTTAGGGGCACCACCTGCTCGCCCACCTTTGGACATACGCATGACTTTTTTACCACCAGCGGCTCCGCCTTTAGACATTTTCTTAACCTTGCCACCGCTGCGGTAACCTTTGCTTTTCATCTTTTTTTTCACGATACTGATCCTTTCGTTTTTTTACGTTTACTACTTAAAACTACACCACAACCCCTAGCTACCACAGTTCCGGGTGGGGTCTTGCCCCGAAAAGGTCTTTTTGCCTTGGTTATAGAGGGTTCACCGCCTCTAGCCATATTTGTAACAGTTGCTGCCTTAGTGTTCTTTACTACTTGTTGACCTTTTGAGCCTGCACGTTTCTTTTTTGCAGCCGTAGCTTTGCGTTGAGCCTTAGTAAGAGAGCGAGCTTTACTTTCTGGCAAGCATCTATCAGGGTTCTTTTTGTCTTTAGACGTGCCACAAGGGCCTTTTATAGAGCCGTCGGCTCCAATTCTAACCCAGTTTTGATCCCGCCATTTCTTTAGCTCGCCCATTTAGCTCTTCTTTCTAGGAGAACGAATCATTGTTTTTAAAGTTTTAGCCTGCTTGGCATGAAGTTTTGAAGCTTTGTTTAAACCCCTTGCAACCTTTTTAACTTTTCGTTTGTTACCTTTACTTAGCATTATCCCTTTTTCCTTTTACTTTTCTTGGCATAATTAGGGTCTTTACAGTATTTAGAAGCCGCCATGTTTGCATATGCTGAAGGATATGTGTCAAAAGTACGTTTAGCCCAAGCTTTTCCAGAAGGACATATTTTGCTGCCTTTGCTTTTTGGAGATGCCTTTTTAGATTTGCGAGAATAAGACATTATACTATCCTAATAACTTTCCAACAAAAGGTGCTATTAAAATTAAAACAGCGAGTCCCCAAAGTTTTAAATCAAAAGCTTTCAACGAGTTTTTATGATCAGAAAGTTTTTCTTCAATCTGTTGATAACGTAAGTTACACTCAGCCTCGTGTTTTTCTAATTTAGCCAGAAGTTCTAGTATTTTCATATCTTCTTTACCATGCTTTACAGGACCAGTATCTGGCGCTAAATTTGTCTTTTGCCGTGTCACAGTTGTGACGAGCCCGGAAACTTTTTCGTCTGGCGGGCTGGTCTTTTTTGATGGACATTTTGGAGTCCCCGAACCGGACAAGTTTAACTTGACTACCTTTTTTTGCAAGGACCGCGCTTTTTTTCGCCTTGCCGGGCGTCCTTTTTGGCTTGTTGTATCCGCCAAAAGTTTCTCCTCTGTACACTAACCGCCCAGAGGGCGTCCTTTTTACGTCTTTCGTAGTGGCCATTGACTAGCTTTTTTCTTAAACTCAGTCATACTTTTTACGCATATACAAAATAATTGTATAAGTGTCTGCGCTTGTATGACCTACGGTTGTAAATTGAATATCTCCAGTTTTGCCACTTCCTGCGTTGTTGGTTAAACCACCAAAAATAGTGTAGTCATGGGAACCACTTTGGTTTTCGCCAAGCTCAATGCAAAATGCGTCTGTAGTTGCATCCCACAAGATTTGAACCTTCATGCCAATACATTGCCACCAGATACGCTCAATCACAACACCAGTACAAGCGTCACCGTCCACACTGGATTCCAAGGCCGAAACATCAACCTTTGTGACGGCAGACTCTCCAGTCCCGTCGGAAACGTTAGTGAACTTCATAACGACCTGTTTACCGCCGTCGATCAGCGTCTGTGAGGTTACAGCATCCGCCATATTAATCTCCTATAATAAAAGGTGGGGCGTTAACCCCACCCGATTAATTACGCAATTTGAACGTACTCAATGATGAACGTAAACGAACCTGCTGTTGTAGCATCTACTGTGTTGGTGATGTTGCAGTAAATTGTACGTTCTGCTGAAGTGTACTGAGCAGAAACAGGAGCTGTGGTAGCGCTTTGAGTAGTAGCAACCAAAGTAGTAGTTGTTACGTTTCCAACGACAACTGTTGTACCGCCATCTAGGATTTCGTCTGTAATTGCAGCGACAATCTGTGCGCCAGAAGAAGATGTACCAACTTCATAACCAATATCACCTGTCCCAATAACAGGAGCCGTAGCACAAAAGATTTTAATGTCTGTGATGATTGTGTTTGCTGGTTGTGTAAACTCACCAATAGCTGGGCTGTCACCCGCTGTTGTGTTTACTGTAACGCCAGTAGCAAAGCCAACATGCTTCACATATTTATTTGTCACAATGCCTGTTGAGGCTGTATTAGCTACAGTTGTAAAAGCACCAGTTGTTGCATTTTTAGAAACAACTTGGAAGCCGTTTTCTGAACGGACGGGACCGTTAAAAGTTGTATTAGCCATGATATACTCCTGTCTTGGCAAATGTCAGCCACATGATGCGACTGTCAGGGATAGTTGTATTATACATAATACAGAACAAAAAGAAAGGGGCAACCGAAGCCGCCCCTTGCTGTAAATATTAAGTGCAGTTTAAGCTGCGCCGGGAGTTCCAAAGACAGAACGCCAGTCTGATACGCCAAAGGAATAACGCTCACGTGCCTTGAACCGCATGTTACCTGTGTCAAAATCGCCTTCCATAGCGGTCTTGATTGGTGAACGGTTAAAGAACTTGAAGCCGTTAGGGGCGTCAGTCTTAACAAAGAACGCGTCTGTGTCAGTCAAGAAGTGGTTTACCACTGCCCCATCTGGCAACATGCCCATGTTCTTCATTGCGTTGTTGTCGTTATCCGCAGTTCCGGATCGCAAATTGGAGTTCATAACCCGCTCTGCAATAAATTGCAGTTCTTTTGGAATTACCAACTTCATACCACGTACCGCAATCTTTAAACCACGCTCGTCAGTTAGACCAGCAACGTCAATCAACATTTGCTCTAGCGAAGTCTCATTAAGATCAGCCGCTGTAGCAAGAAGATTTGTCTGATTGCCAGATAAACTTGGATGCGCGGCAGAACAAAGTGCTGCACCGTCACCGATTGCATTAACACCTGTGCTAAACGCGTTGTTCAAGATAGCTGCTGCTTTGATCTGCTTTGTCTGCGCCATAGAGCGAGCCAAGGCTTTGGTGTAACGAGACGCCAAACGATCATACAGATTATCTTCAATAGCTTCTTCTGTGATAGAAAACGCTAGTGCGATAGTTTCGTGAGTATAACGTGCTGTGTAAGTTTCTTGTGCATCATCAAAAGTGATGGCTCCGCCTTCACTCTTAATTGGTGCGCTTGCAAAACCTCCGAGCATAACCTCTTCTTCAAAAGCTCTGTCTGAACTTTCTTCATCAAAGATTTCACCATGCTCGTTTTCGTAACGATCATACTCAAGCCCAAACAATGCGTTAAGGCCCGGTTCTAGCTCTTTAGCTAGTTGTGCGCGAGAAATAGCCATTTTATGTTACCCTTCCTTATACGCCGGTTGTAGAAACAGTGCCAGCAGCAATGGAACCAGTAGGCGCATTGAAGTGGTTGTTTATACGAACGATTAATGGGATACCAGCGGCAGTGAAGTCGGAATTAGCAGGGTCGTCTTGAACGCCCATAATCCTTAACGCCAAAGTGTTGGTAGTTGCGATTGTGTTTAAATCTGCTGTTGCAGATGATAAACCAGTAGCTGTTGAGCCAGTGTTGCCTGTTGCAAACGCAATGTTCGCAAATACGGCTGCACGAACTTCTGCTTCAGTGTTTGCCGCAGCAACTACATTAGAAGTAGCAATCTGAAACAACTGATTTGGATCGTCGTACACAAAAGCTTTGACGGGAAAATCACTATCCGCGCCAGACCCCGGCCAAAAATTAGAGAATACCGGTTTTCCAGTTGTATCTGAAATGTACTCACATCCGCCAAACACACCCACGATAGAAACGTTACCACCAGCCGCAGCTTGTAGATCGTCAATAACGCCCGCAGCTAACGGGATAACCGCCATGCCGTGGAAAATTGGGTTTGAGTTGTCAGATGCAATACGGTATTCTGTCATACCTCCAGACGAGACAGAACTGCCTTGTCGGGAAATTGGTCGAAGGCCATAAGATGAATCTGTATTAGCCATTTATCTTTCTCCTTAGTGGGAAGGCAGTCCTATTTCTTCGGACCACCAAAAGTTACACGTGATTGACGGTCAGGGTTACTGATCGTCATGGTTGAGTGCGCGTTCTCCCGCATCATATCCTGATCTACAGCTTGCATCTGATCGGTATTACGTTTTGTAAAGTAATCCGTTCTTTCAGCAATTGTTTCAACAGGGATGCGAGCGAGCATTAATCCACCCACTCCAAACACACCTTCATACTTACCTGTTTCAACTACCGGGGACTCAAAGTCAGGGTATTCGTCTTGACGAACAAGTTCCCAACCTTCGCGCATCTTCGCGCTGATGTTTTTACGATCATCAAAGCCGCGCGTTTCGGCGCGTATCCAACGATGTTTATAACCATCCGGTGCAGGCGGTGCGTCCAACATGGACGGGGGAGCCCAAGGCTTACGAGAAGCTTGTTTATCCCTAGTTTGATTTGCGCGAGAAGTTCGGTCGATTGCAGAACTACCATCTTGGTTGTTTGTTTTTGTCATCTTCTTACTCCTTCACGTATTTCGCGTATTCTTCAAGCGGCACACCCAGTTTTTTCGCAATTGCGACTTGGCTCGGGGTGAGACGAACCTTTTTCCCACTATTGCGCCCAGATGGAGTTCTCGAAGCACCAACAACCGTCTGAGCGGGCCGTTTGTTAGAACTGTTTGCGCCGGTATTAAACTTGTCAGCAATCCGGTGATCTAGTTCATTATAGTAGTCTTCGCTCTGCGGGTCAAACCCTTCGTCTTCAACCATTTTTTTGTGTATTCCAAAAGCAGCATAAGTCATGGCTTCGTCTTGACCAAACCAGCTATTTCGAGCCGCCCAGTTCTCTGCCTTTTTGTCAGGCCGACGAGGCTGTTGAGCAGGCATAGGCTGCTGTGCTTGGTGTTGCGCGGCGGCAGCTTGCTCCTGACGGTAACGCTCTTGTTGCGCTTTTGCTTGGTTTGCACGATCTTGTTGAATAGCCAACGCCGTAAGATTACGTTGCGCTTCAACCGTTGCAGTGCTGTCACCCATTTCAATTGCACGGGTTAAAGATGCTTCGGCTTGAGATACTTGTGTGTTAACGCGGTTTGTATATTCGTTAACGTAATTAGTATCCAAACTTGCCATACGAGTTTTAAGACCCGCTGACTCGTTTTGAACTTGCTTGGCGTAATTTATCGCCTCTTGTTCACGACGTTCAGCTTCCCGCATTTTCTTTGTAAGGCGGTCAATACGCTTTTGTGTATTAGTTTCTGCTTTTTTAAACTGATCGTCGTCAGCTTCAAAATCGTCAGAAACGGCACTTTCCGAAACATCAACTTCTGTTTCTTCAGAACCTTCTAATTCTAATTCTATTTGATTGTCTTCTTCAGCCATTTTTTAACTCCTAGAAATGAAGAACGTCTTCGGGGGATGAAATCTTAGCAAGAACCTCGTCATCATTGAGAATCCTAACTTCACCACCCTCAATTCTAAAACGAGAACCAGCATACCGGGCAAACATTACCCAACTGCCTTTCTCACACCAAGGACCTTCCGGAAACTTGTCGGTGTCCTTATACGCTAGTTCGCCCACTTTAAGGACGTAACCAACTTGTGTTGAAACAGCGTTTTCCTCAACGATTTTGTCGGGAAGGTAAATGCCGCTTTCCGTTTTTCCTTTGCCACGATAAGGCAAAATAAGAAGCCGCCACCCCGTAGGCGAAGGCATTCTATCTAGGAGGGAATCCCCAATGGAATCGGGGTCTAACACCCGCTCCGACTTTTCTTTGTAAGCCTGAGAGATGTTTTCAACAGCTTCTTTAGCTGCTGTTAAGTTTATTTTTTGCGCTTCAGTCATTTGAACGCTCCTGTTTGTCTAGCAGGCCCTTGAGTTCCTGTTCCACGTGATTTAAGCACTCTAAGTTGCCCATAAGCTCACGATATTGCTCCATCGACTTAACATTTCCGTAAATCATTAAGTCTGTTACACCCTGACGCCTTTCTCTCAAGATTCGAAAGACAGCTTCGGCGGTGTGTATTTCATCCATTAATACCTCGCATATTATCTAAGAATTTATGATATTATCCTAGCACATTTAATATAAGATATGCTAGGACAAAGTATAAAGATATGCGAGTAGACTTAAAACCCCTTAAACCATTAGCTCAAAGTGCGGTCCGTCAATGAATGGTCTGCGGCCTTGAGTTCTACGTTCGTCAATGTAGCTGTTCATAGCATCTTCCATAGTGCCGCCGTGGAACTGAGCTATATTCGATACTGTCCAAGCAGCCCCCCACCGGATAGGAACGTCTACTTCCCTAGCCGCTTCGGCCATAGCATCAGCAATGTCATCATAAAGATTTAATTCCCAAGAGGCACGGCTGCCAATGTAAGCCATAAGGTCTACGGCATAGCCCTGAAGATGTTTGGACTTCATAGTCTGCGAGGCTCCAGACGCAACAAGAGCCTTCTGTTCGTCTGTAGTCCTCATGCCGCAGATCACACCAAAATCAATTTTAGTCCGGTGGATAGCTGCCTTAACAACTGCCACAAGCCGTGGGTCTAACCCTTCTAGCTTGGATTCGCTTCGCGCACTTAATTTAAAAGTCATTTCTGTATCCTTACGTTTAGGCAGGCAACAATCATATTGGTGTTTGTAACCATAATTTTTGCCTGTTCTTTATATTGTTCACATACCGTTCTACTCTCAAAACTATTTAATTGATAGTATTGCAAGGGCATACCCGTAACCAACTGCATCCAAACCAATACCCACATCAAGTGGAGAACTTCTTCTTTAGCCATAGAACGATTGCAAAGACCACAAGTCCGTATACTGTAGCTATACCAACATCCACTATATGCTCACGCATGTGGTAGATAAACTCTATGCCAGCCTGAACATCACCCTCAGTTTCCATTATTTCGTCAACCCTTTGGTCTTCTCATACGAACGTAATCCACCAATTCCTAACATTCCGCCCAAAACCGTGAGGAGCGTAGACATATCAAACTCAGGTAAATCAGGTAAATCTACCCCAGATGCCGTTAGAACAAAGACCAACAGAGGT